CACTGAGTCAATGTATCACCAGAAGCTAATATGTCTCTGAGCTGAATGCGAATTCCTATCAAGGCTCCGTCTCCATCTCTCACCATAATAACAACAAAAGGGCTATTCATATCATCAATCAGTGTTTCTCTGGCAACATGGTCCTCTTCAGGAGCATTATAATACACATGCCTATTAAACTTTTTAAATTGACAACAAACCCAATAAAAGAAATTAGTATCAAAACCTTCCCAATCTCCATCAAACTTATACATGTATGCAGCAAGTAACTTGCCCATAACGTTCCAGTCTTCAGAGTAAGGGTTGGTACCGATAAGTAACCCATTACGAATGTTGTTCTCACTAGCAAGGGACAATCCATAGCCAAATAAAGCTTTCTTCAACCAATGTAACATTGAGCCTATTCCACAAACCATTCTCATCTTTCCGATTACGATCTTAGTCTCTTTAACTAATTCGGATTTTAGGAAACACAAATAATCATGATGGATCATCTCACCGCGCCGTAGCTTGGACATATTGTCTTCAAACTCACGTTTTAACTCGAGCATAAGCGGAGTAGTAAGGTCTCTAGGACCTTCCTTTCCGTACATTCTCTCTTTAGTTATTCCGCGAATTCTGAAGTCATATCCAACAGACGTAGTTCGACTATCAGGACCAGTGCAACCTCTTCCATTAATCGCATCTTCAAAACTCCCAACATATGGTAACTCAGGCTTCACGATAGAAGCGTCCCACTTGTAAGTATACATAACGCGAGAAAAATCTGCGATAGTATCGTTAATAGCAGGAGTAGGGTTACAAGTCTTATCGAGAGAGTTAAACATCGGGAACTTAACCTCAGATTCAACTCCATCTTCAATAAGCGTATAAGGAACAGTAATAGCTGGATATTTAGGCAAGTCACCAAAGAAACCATGAAAAGGCGTCTTCTTAAGCTTACTCCGTTCTGACATAGCAACTGGTTCGACATAGTCAATTACAGTTATTCTATCAGGAACATTAGCATTCTTAATCAATTTGACAGCATCTCTAACAGGCTTAACTGGTG